CGTGTAAATGGAAGCTTCCGACCCCATAAATCCGATATCTGCTTCACCAGAAAGTACAGCAGTCATCGTTTTGTCGGCTCCAAATGGGGCTAAACACTTAGTACAAAACAGATTATAAAAAATCTACAGCTTTAATCGTATTGTCATCATTTAGGTAAATCTCCTGTATCGTGGATCTCCAAAAAGAACGCTTGTTTTCTGGAGACAGCGAATCATACATCTGGCGAAAGTCAGTTTTTAATAATTCTTCTACATAATGCAGGTTTCTCGTCTCTTCTTCCTCGCAAAAAGCAGCAGAAGCGGAATATTCTCTCTCCAATCTTTGGTACTCCTTATCGTAATAATCAAAGGAAATTCTCCCTTTTTGAAATAGCAAATTTAATCGTTCCATTTCTTTTCTCAACTTTTCCGGATCTTTTGCTTTCTTTTCCTTTTTTAGCTCTTCGCTGACCTTGTTGCTGCGGACTTTATACTTTTCGTATTCTCTTTCGAGATTTTCGAGCAGATATTTTTCGATAAGATTCTGGCTTACCCTATGCCTATACGTGCAAATATGGTCTTTAAGCGCTCTATTGCAACGGTAGTAGCAGTATGTTCTTTTTTCTCCGGTTTTACGGTTGATAATTGATGAGCATCCGGTGCCAACTAATTTCTGTCCACATACAGGACAGCGCATCAAACCCGTAAATAGGTATACTCTGCCAGATGGTGTGCTTTTTATATTTCTTTTCGAGATAGTTTGCATCTCATTCCATTCTTTTTCTGACAGGTAGGCGGGGCAATAAGGATACCCTCTGTACGTCCCCTTGTAAAATTCGCTCGATAACATTGTTCTCAACATTCCATAGCTAAAATCAATACCATAGACCTCTTGCATGTACCGGACAGCACCTTTTTTGGAGTTATGGATTCTAAAATAATTAAAAAAATCCTCCACCATGTGTTCTGTTTCTGGATCTTTAACCATGCATTTCTTCCCGTCCACGACACCTGTTTTATATCCAAAAGGCATATTTGCATCTCCGAATATTAACTTCCTCTGTCTTATAGATGCTTCATTCACAAATTTAATTCGCTCGGATGTGGTGTCTACTTCATTTTGCCCGATCGACAGCACTACATTTAACTGCAATCGTCCGTCTCTGGTCTCCATGTTTATTCCTGGCTCGGAAACCGAGATCCAACGCACTCCATGCTCATCAAGTACATCCTGGACCTTATAGAAATCTGACAGATTTCGAAACCATCTGTCGAGTCTCCAGAAAATTATCACATCAATTTTATCCCTTTTTACGTCCTCTACAAGAGCGTGTATGGCTTTTCTTTTCTTCAATTCTTTTCTGGCAGTCTTTCCCTCGTCCGCATAGACACCTACTATAGACATATTGTTGTCTGTTGCGTATTGCTCCAGGCATTCTTTCTGTGCTTGCAGAGACTTGCCATGTACGCTCTGCTCAAATGTGGAGACGCGGATGTATATGGCACACCGCAGTATTTTTTCTGGCATTTGCATCACTCTCCTTTTGTAAAATATATTTAAAATTGGTACAAAAATAACAGCCAGCGCAAAACATATGTTCCGCTTGTGTGACTGCCCCGAAGATGATACAATATTCGTGGATTTCAATCGCATATCTTCGGATATGTATACCGTCTCTGTTGGCGCAGGGGCGGTTTTTATTTTATTGTGGTGGATGGCAAATGCCGCACGGTTCATAAACTCCGCGTACCTCAGACAGATGTTTTTCTATCTTAGATTTCAAAGTTCTGCATCCAGCGCTATGATACTTTGCCCCAGTGTTTGTTATATACACGATGGGGTCATCTTGGCTTTGCTGTGCAGCCTGCTCTTGTGCTGCTTGCGCTGCAGCTTGCTCTTGTGCAATCCTTTCCTGTTCAGCAGCCGCAGCCTGTTCTTGCTCGATACGCGCCTGTTCAACTGCTTGAGCTTCCTGTTCCAACCTAATCCGTTCTTCTTCCTCGGCTTTTATTCTCGCTTCTTCTTCCGGATCTATAACGGTAATAGTTTTCGAACTGCTTTTAATTTCTCCATTCGCCGTAAAAAATAGTGATGCATTCCCAGAACCCGTAAATGTAATGACGGCTTTTCCGTCCTTATATTCGAGATCTGCGATATTATTTTCGGATAATTCCAAGCTTTCGATTTTTGCGTCCGACGGGCTTGGAGTAATTTTCACCTCCGTTACATCTCCGATATTAAATTCTTCTTTCCCCCACTCTGCAGATATAGAGTTCAATTCAGACGGAGATCCAAGCCATATAAAGATAATTAGAGATGTTGCAAACACAATCGAGCATATCACAGTATTCCTGATCCTGTATGGCCGGAATTTTTTGGATACAACACAGTATATCAATGCCGGTATCGCTGGTATCCATAAAAAAGAATACACTACAAGTGCAATAGAGAGCATTATCAGCAATGCAATAACACTAAGGCATCCACCACCACTCTTATTCGATGCTTTACTCATTGTTTTCCCCTTGTTTTCTTTAGTTTTTCCGTTTTTGGTTTCTGTGTAATACAGTCCGCTCCCTGGAATTCCAAAGCTTTTTGTCCGTTTTCCATCAGAATTAACAGTGTAGTGAATTCCTTTTCCACCAAACGTGAAGCTATGGCTATTCTTGTTAAGATTAAACTTTATACCGGGAGCAATTTTAAAACTTTTTCTGAAACGAAATCCCATTCCTTTCTTAATTCACCTTCTTTTTCTCTCCTGTACTTTTCCCGCAATTTATATATAAACGCCGAAGCGGTTATATCATTACCATTATTTACCTGTAGTTTCCAGATTTGGAATATACTACAATAATTACACTATGAAAATACTACTCGATAAGATCATGCACGATAAAAACCTATCTACTCGGCAAGTATCCATTGCAACTGGAATATCAAAATCAACGATTAACCGCATTGCAAATGGTAAAATATCGCCGACAGCTGACACGCTGGAATTGCTTGCCAAGGGCTTAAAAGTCCGAATTTCCGACCTTATCGACTCTCCATATCAATAAGTGTCCCACATCTGGGACGATTGTCCATTTTCGCGTAAGTTTCCCGAATTTTAACTGTTTATTTAATAGAGGGCAAAAACATTGCCACAAAATAACAGAACAAATGTTCGAACAAAATATTGATTTTTGTCCCCTGAGATAGTATTATATGTTCAGGGATTTCGAACAAGTGTTTTTGCAGTTAGGGGGATCGCGAATGGACTACAAAAAACTTATCATCGAATTGGTCAACAAGTCCAACAATATTGAGGTGTTGGAACTTGTGTACCGATTCTGCATAAAGCTTTTAGGCTAGGGGAAACCCTAGTCTTTTTTAATTAAGCTCTCTGCGAGCTTTTCTAGGACATCCCATTCACTTTCATCCAGCTTTGCAAGAGCTTCTACTAATCTTTTTTTAAATGTATCATTTTCCATTATAAGATCAGCAGCAAAGTCTGTAATCAACTGGTCTCTTGTTAATTGGATAAACATTTCACCGTTTCCGGTTCTTAACCATTCTTCGTTCACATTGAACTCTTTACAAATCAACTTATATAAGGATTCTTTTTGATCTGGGCGTTTCAAGCGATCGTATTCTATATTAACAATAACGCTTTCACTGACGCCAAGCCTTTCTCCAAAAACTCTCCTGGACATACTTAAGTCTTTTCTTAAGATTTCAATTCTTTCTCCTATATTTAATTCCAAAAGGCTTCCTCCTTTCTGAAATCAGTATATCATTATTATACTTGTTAGTCAACAAGAAAAATATTTAATTTTTTTAAAAATCTTATTGACAAACAAAATAAAACGAGTTATGATTTGTTCATCAACAAGAAAGCAACAACACAAACCAAAACAAAAAAAACGCTGACCTATCGGCATGACGGGGAAAAAGAAAGCGAGGTGAGAAAGATGTGGGTTTCAAGACGATCATGGGATTGCTTGCTGTATCGCATCAAAAAGTGTGAAGATGACATCAAAATTCAGAAGGAAAATACGGAGAATTTAATCAGGAATACTGCAAAAAAAATTCTTGAACAACCAGAAGAGTTGCGCGAAGAAATTCAGGGGGTTGAACGTATCGAAAAATATATCGATGAGTTTATAGGTCTTGACGAAGAAAATAAGGATAGAAAGATAAAAAAATTCGATGTATTGAAATCCATTACTAGAGAGAAAGAGTTTTCTAATATGGTATTTGGCTTGATCGAAGTCAAAAAAACTCCTGAAGCATTTGCAGAACTTCTTGAAGAGGAGATGCCTGAAAAAGAGCTACCTCATTTAAAAGAAGCAGCTCTTAATGGTTATCCGTTGTTTTTCTCTGGCATGCAGTGAGCGCATCCGTTTCTTCTGATGTCAAGCATGGAAGAAAAAACAACAGCTTCCTCATAGGAACTGCAATTAAAGATATGTTCGGACTTTATATCATTTATGCGGCAGCACGAGGTTTCGCGGTCTAAATCATGGATTTCACCAGTGTTTTTATTAAGCACATAGCGATTGCCGTTAAATGGCGAATTACAACGTCTCATAAAATCGCTCCTTTCGCAATACTCAGGCATGGCAGTGCCCTGTATTTACAGTATAGGAGATAAACGAAAAGAAAGCAATCCCGCCACGGAGGTTACGACGGCAATAAAAATAGGAGGTAAAAGGTATTGAACGAGTTACAACAGAAATTAGACAGCCGGGAAGTGGCTGAGATGGAGAAAGCGAAAGTTGTATATTTGCTAAAATCCGTTGATAATTCCGTGAAAATTGGCGTTACGGAAGAGCTTGAAAGGCGATTAAAAGTAGTTCAAAATCAGAGCGGAAAGGTAATAGACAAGTGCTATGTAACTGGATATTGCTCGAACCCTTTTGAGATAGAAGCCGAATTTAAAAGAATGTATAAAGATAATCGCATAAACGGTGAATGGTACTCTATAGATTTCGAAGAATCAAAGCAGATATTGAAAAGAATATTCGATGCAAAAAGAGTTGTAAAAACCAGGCGAACAAATCAAGAAAGCGGAATAGACAAACTGTTGAATTTTATTTTTTCATAGATTGGAGGAAAAATGAGCGAATTAAAAATTTTCAATAACGAAGAGTTCGGTAAAATCAGAACAGTAACGATTGACAACGAACCGTGGTTTGTGGGGAAAGATGTGGCAGTAATTTTGGGATATAGCAATCCACAAAAAGCACTTCGTGACCATGTAGATGAAGAAGACAGGACGCTGAACGATTCGTTCACCGTGAATGGCACAAAAGGAATTCTTATCAATGAGTCAGGACTTTACGGTTTGATTCTTTCAAGTAAACTTCCGAATGCTAAAAAGTTCAAACACTGGGTAACAGCGGAAGTTCTTCCCGTACTCAGAAAGACAGGTAGGTACAACTTGCAACAGCCACAGGGCAAAGAACTCCTCGCACTGGCGGTCTTAGAAGCGCAGAAGACCATTGAAGAGCAGACAGCACAGATTGAGGAAATGAAGCCGAAAGCGATATTTGCAGATGCTGTTGCTACCAGTCATACTTCCATCTTAATCGGCGATCTGGCAAAGATTTTGAAACAGAACGGCGTTGAAACAGGGCAGAAGCGCTTATTTGAGTGGTTGCGTGAAAATGGATATCTGAGTAAGAGAAAAGGAACGGAATGGAACTCGCCCACACAGAAATCTATGAATTTAGGGCTGTTTGAAGTGAAAGAGACAACAGCTATGAATCCAGATGGTTCCGTTCGGATTAACAAAACCACAAAAGTAACCGGCAAAGGACAGCAGTATTTTATCAACAAATTCCTGAATGTAGCATAGGAGGTACACATGAGCGAAAAAGAGAAAGAAATCATCAGAAAAGTAGCGCAAGCACTGCCGGATATGTCCGACATGAATAAAGGTTATTTTCTCGGCTTTGCAGAAGCTATGGCATCGCAGAAGAGCCAGAAGAACGAAGAAAATAAAGAAAAAGAAGATGACTAGGACAACATATCATGGACAATCTAACCATCATACATATTAGAGAGGTGATTTTATGAAGCCAGATATGGAAAAAATCATACAAGTGTTGATATCTCTTATCGAAGAACAAGAACATGTGAAAATTGATTACACACTCGAAAAGAGGACAGAAGAGAAAACCGCTTAGGCGGTAGAAGGGAGGACAAGCATGGAGATTAAAGGAACATACCACTGCCAGACCACTCAGCAACCCAACACATTAAACAGCTGGGACATCCGGTCCGTCTCTGTAGAGCTGCCGGAAGAAGAGGACAAGCCTTACTGGATCAGAGTCGGTGCGATGGTGATCGGGTTTATCTTGGTGCTACTGGCGTGGTATCTGGCAGTCGGGTATTAAAAAAGAGTGCTGTCACAGGGCGGCAACCCTCGAGCACTCAGGAAAAAAATCAAGAATATATTAACAGATTTTAGGAGGATAAGCAATGGATAGAGAAAAAATACATAAACTTTTAGACTTAATTCTTGAGATTCAAGAGCGTGGAGAAGGTAGGAATGGGTATCCGTACGTAAACATTGAATTTTCGAACTACGGTAGCAGAATATTTTTAACCGCACAAGAAAACGGATTTGTTACTGATGGAGATTACGATTTGTTTGACGGTATTGCAACAGATAAGCAACTAGATGATGCAATTATTTTAGTTGGGGTATTGCTGGAAATGGCAGTGGACAAGACGGAGGACGAATGATGTATGTAGGTATCGGACCAGAGAAAGACACGGTAGTAACAGAAGACCAGGCGTTTGAATATGCACTGGAGAGATGCTTGCATGGAACACCAGATGACCAAAAAGAATTTAAAGAAATGCTGGTGGAATGGTTTTACTCCGGGAGTTGGGTAAAGGAAGAAAGCGAGGAAACCTATGCTTAAAAGCTATGAAGAAATGAGGAAAGTAGATGTAAAACCATACCTCGAAAAAAGAGATGGTATGGACTATTTAAACTGGGCAATGTGCATTGATTTATTACATAAAAATGGGGCTGAAAATGTTTATTTTACTCCGATTCCAGACCCAGAAACAGGAAGTAGCCTAAGGATGACAAAAGCGGTGTTTAAAGATAAAAACGGAGTTGAAAATAGATGTTACGAGACCAGAATCCGTGTTGTGATAGATGATCAAGTGTACGAGATGCAAACACCTGTGATGAATGGGGCAAACCCTGTAAAAGACAACTCTATGAGTCAGCAAAGAGTCTGGAACAGCATGTGCAGGGCGTTTGTGAAGTGCGTAGCAATACATACCGGCTTAGGGTTCGATTTGTGGCTTAAAGAGGAATACAACAAGATGTATGCTCAAATACCGGAAACGGGGGAAAACAGAGCGTCTGAAGCGAAAATCAAGACTCTCAAGAATCTATGCGTATCTCACGGTATCAATCTTGAACGCTGGTTGAGAGAAAACAATAGGACTGAGCAGACACTTACCGAGACAGAAGCTGCAACAATGTTAAGCACAATAAAAAGGACTTACGGTGATGATTGATGAAATTCACAGGAAAATTAAAAGGCCGTTTGATAGATTGCCACACCATCCTATTCAAATCCGAAGAGGACTTCCGACAAGCCTATGATGAGTTGAAAGATTATGAGAAATTAACGCTTGAAATAAAGCCATACAGAGCAAAGAGAAGCCTTGACGCGAACTCTTATTTGTGGGTGTTACTCGATAAATTAGCGGAAAAGTTGGACATCACTAGGTGGCAAGCGTACCTAAATGAATTAAAATCCCACGGTGCTTTTGAGTACATACCGCTCCGGGAAAAAGACATCTATCTGGCACAGTCAGTGTTCCGGATTGTGATAGATCGTGGAGCACAGGAAGTAAAAGACCTAAAAGGGAGAACTGAAACATTACACACTCTGCAATGCTACAAAGGGTCAAGCAAGTATAACACAAAAGAAATGAGCAGACTCATCAAAGGCGTGTTGGAAGATTGCAGAGAGGTTGGAATACCAGATGCAGACCTTTTGACCCCAGATGAAAAAGAAGAGCTTAGACAAAAATGGGGGATTGAACTGTGAGTATTGATTACAGTGACATGGCATTCCCAAAGCCGAAGCGAAAGAAAAAGAAAAAAGGTCATCAAAGAGCATCCGGCAGACCAAAGAAGCTGTGGAGCATATTTACAGAAGATATGGATCACTGCATGTACACCGGAGCTTACGGAGTGGAGAGGCATCACATTTTCAGCCACACATCGAAAGAAATTGAGCTTTCGGAGGATTATGGTTTTATCGCTCCATTGAGACCAGACCTGCATCCAAACGGAACAAGGGCAGGGGAGAATGCATCAAAAGTTGACCGATACTTAAGAAAACGCTGCAAAGAGTATTATTTGCAGCACTACGGAACAGAAGAGCAGTTCCGACAAGAATTTCACTATGTTAGCAAAGGGTAACCTTTCGCTATAAATTGTAACCCGTTCATGGCTGCACAGTACGTCACAAATACCTTAAGTAAGCCAGATTCATTGTCTCCCGGTAATTCCGGGAGCAGAAAGGAGAATAAATGGTAATTACAATTCCGGGCAAACCGGTTGGAAAAGCAAGACCGAGATTCCGCAGAGCCGGATTTAAAGTCATTACATATACGCCACCAGAAAATAAAAAGTACGAAAAGGAAGTTGCAAGGATTTACAAGCAGAGTATAGGCGTGCTTTACACGGACATCCCTCTGAGAGTCCGAATTTTAGCGAAATTTCCGATTCCAGAGAGCTGGTCTAAGAAGAATAAGGAGAAAGCTTTAAAAGGCGAAATAATGCCAAATAAAAAGCCAGACTTAGATAATATCGCAAAAATCATTTTGGATGGACTGAATGGAGTCGCATATACGGATGATAAGCAGGTGACCAGTATGGAAATCGAAAAAGTGTATTCTGATGAGCCTTGCGTGGTGGTCTATATTGCGGAGGATGAGTAATGGCAGAAGTGAAGTGGATAAAGATAGCAACGGATATCTTTGATGATGAAAAGATATTGCTGATAGAGGGTTTGCCAGATGCTTATGCAATTATAACAGTCTGGTTCAAGTTGTTATGTCTTGCCGGGAAGAAAAATAACGGTGGCGTATTCCTGATGAATGACAAGATTCCCTACACAGACAAGATGCTGGCTACAATCTTTAGAATGAATGAATCTACTGTAAAGTTGGCTTTGAATGCGTTTGAGCAATTCAAAATGATTGAGATAGTGGAGGGAATAATCACGATCCCGAACTGGAACAAGCACCAGACATTGGATGCTTATGAACGAAAAAAGGAGCGTGACAGGCTGTACCAAGAGGAAAGAAGAGCCAAACAGAGAGCTTTGATTGAAAAATCGTCTGACAAGTCGTCTGAAAGAACGTCTTACGTCGCTGTTTCAGATATAGATAAAGAAGAAGATAAAGAAAAAGATAATAATATATATGTCCCGTACAAAGAGATCATTTCTTACCTGAATGAAAAGACAGGCAAGAAACTAAGATGGGATGTTAAGAGTAACCAAAAGGAAATAAAAGCCAGATTCAATGAAGGATACACTCTGGATGATTTTAAGACGGTGATTGATAAAAAATACAATGAGTGGGGCAGAAAGCCGACAAAAGAGGAATTACAGCGCGGCATTAAGGATATGAGGATATATCTAAGACCAAAAACCCTGTTCGGCAGTAATTTCGATGTTTATCTTAACCAAGAGCAGACGGAAAAAGTGCCAGCAAAACCGCCAGTAAGCAGAAACTTAAACAACTTCGAACGCAGAGGATACGACATGGACTCTCTGGAAGAACAGCTGTTGAATTCGAATTAAGGAGGAGCAAAATGAAAGAAGAATTATTAAAAATGGCACAGGAGTGTCTCTCCGAGGAAGAAGTAAAGGAAATACTCAAAAAGAAATTTAAGGAATCGATAGAATCGGCAATAGGATCAGCGTTTAGATGGGGAGATGCGGAAAAGGCACTGAAGAAAAAGATAAACGATGTCATGGTGCCGTACATAGAGAAGTATGATTTTTCGGAATACCTTCCAAAGTTGGATACGGTGCTTACAGAAATCGTAAATTCCGATGCTTGCATTGAGAATAAAAAGATTCTAGAAAATTTTAAGGAATTATCAATCAAGCAGGAAGAAAAAGAAATGGAAGTCACGGATCTGTTTGATGCATGGATTGCAATGTGCGAAAAGAAGATCAGTACAACTGGTCTGGAAGTGGAGTTTGACGATGGACCACACTACGAATCGGTCAGTTGCGAGATGCTAATAGAAGAGTGTGAAAGATCTACTTGGAGCTCCCTGCATAGGGCGGTAATCATTTTCGAAAACGAACACGATGAAGAGTTGAATATGGAAATTCCGATATCGAAATGGGATTTTGAGAAAGAGTATACACTTGACAGTTTGGGATGTGTAGACATTAAGTCGTTGAGATACCTTGGGGAATTTGACATGCTGTTGCTGAGATTACAAAGAGCGGGAACGAAAATCATCATAAACGAAATGGAAGCAGGTGGAGAAATATGTCCAGAGGAAGAGCCGGAAGTAAGTTTCAGTTAGGAGGCAAACATGAACAGAAAAAGATACGGTTTTAGAGTCTATAGGAAACAGCCTACCGGATTGAGACACGGAAATATGGATTTGTTTACGCGCGGCAGTACAAAGCGGAAGAGAAAGAATAGGGTGAGAGGGAAATGAGTAGACCAGGACACTTTCTGGATCCCTACAAGTTCCAGATCGAAGAGATGGTAAAACTCGGATGCACGGATGAGCATATCTGCAGAGTACTTGAGGATATTACTGGAAAAGAAGTGAAAAAGAGGGTAATAGCAAACAAGAGGATGTGGTTAAGAAAAATGGAAAATAAAAGAAAACAATACGAACCGTACAAGGGAGAAATTAAGTGCATGATCGAATACGGACTTACGATCCAGAACATCTATGCAGCAATAAGAGAAGAGAGCGGAATAGATGCAAGTATTGAAACGTTCAAAAACTTTTTAAAAGACAATGATATGCTGCCTGAGTCAAAGAAACAAGAAACTTCGGTTAAGGATATCTTTGGAACAATCGCAAATTACATGGAGTTTCACGAGGGCTGGGTGCGGACAAGTTGCCGACTCAACAGGGCGGTATCGAATCCAAACCGGATATTAATGCGGAGGTATTTACAGTAGGCTATGAAAAAAAGAAAGAGAATCCGAAGAAAAATGAAGTACATATCTGTTCTTCCTGCGGACGGGAAATTATCGGAGATTTTGAGTATGTAAAGACAAAGAGAGGGACGGAATTGTATTTCTGCAAAGATATGAGGTGTAGGAGGAATGACTAATGACAAAAACAGAAGAAACATGGATGGACGGGATTACAACGGAAATGATGGAGCATATCTGCGACAACCTGTGTAAGTATCCGAACCAGCTAAGCGGAGAGCAACTGGAAGATAAATGCGCAGAGTGCAAGATGGGACGGTTTGTGTGCGATATTTTGAACCAATATAACAATTGCGCAAAGCTGCTGGAGCAGATGCAGGAACTGAAAGAGCGAGATACGGCGAAGAAGCCGAATATAATGGACTACATACTTGGTGACATTAACTTTAAATGCCCTACGTGCAAAAGTGAATATATTTGCGAAAAAGGATATGAACATTTCTACTGCCCGAATTGCGGACAGAAAATAGATTGGAGTGAGGAATAACCATGATGGGAAGATGCAAATTAACAAGTATATGCGGACACGATTATTGCTGCATAGAATGCCCAGAAAACGAAGTGTGCAAAGAGCAGTGTGCAAGAATGGACCGGTATGAGTATTGTGTGGAGTGTCCGGAATATGAGGAGGTGGAGTGATGATTTTATTTTGCCCTGATTTAACGGGAAAAGAAGAGGTAAAAGCAATGCTTATTGGGAATGGAGATTTTGTCAGACCAGTGTTGAATCCGTGTATTAAAGAGAAATGCGTAGCGTACAAGGATGGAAAGTGCCTGAAATACAACAATGAAGTGGAGCGAAAAGATGAGAGAACAAACATTTGAAGATATCCTGTGCATGATTAAAAGATCGTGTAACAAGAATTTCTACAAAGGCACTGATTACGATGGCATGAAACCAGAAATTGTAAGGTGTGCAACAGATATTTACATTGAGCAGATGCGACAGAACGGAGGAAAGGAAGATGAGCAGAGAAATCCTTTTTAAAGCAAAGAGAAAAGACAATGGAGAATGGGTGGAAGGGTATGTTGTTGCATATCCTTCTGGAAAAGTGGAAATACACAAAATTAGCAAAGAATTACCAGATATATTACTAAAATGCGAGATTGCTCCAAGTACTTTATGCCAGTACACCGGACTTACCGACAAAAACGATAAGAAGATCTGGGAGAATGATATTCTCAGATATAGTTATGACTATGATGGAAGTCCGTTTTTAAAAGATGGCGAAGAGATAAAATATCGTGTAGGTGCTGTGTTTTGGAGCGAATGGAGGGGATCATGGGCAGTATGTGGACGAGGAAATAAAAAATGCACCAATAACGATGTTTTTAAATATAATCGGAATCCAAATAGAACGGAAGTTATCGGAAATATCTTTGATAATCCAGAGCTGTTGGAGGTGGAGTGATGAACGCATTAGAGAAAATCGTGGAAGAAATCGAATCCATGAAAAATGACGCCTACGAAACCTTAAAGGAAGAAAAGAAAAGACATGGAGCGAGCAAAACAGCAGAAGAACTGGAAAGCTATATTTATGGGCTGACTTGTGCAGTAGATATTGTGGAGAAGTATGTGGATAAGGAGAATGCGGAATGAAAATTAAAGCGTGTCCATTTTGCGGATGCCGTGACAGAAGAGTCAGAATCCGGAGAATGGGAGGCAAAGGATATAGGGTAGTGTGCGGTGCTTGCGGAGCATCTGGGCCTTATGTGGCAATTAAGGCGTGGCGGGATGACAAGATGATTGCACAGGATGCAGCAAGGCAAGGATGGAATAATAGGTGGGAGGAATAGCATGGACATTTTAATCACAATCGCATTCCTGGCTCTGTACTACATCCTGGGGCTGGGAACCGTGATTACTTTAAAGACAGGATTGGAAGAGGATGTAAAACTAGAAGGTGCGGATTACCTGATGGCTGCGGGATTTCCGATACTGCTATTTGTGGTGTTTTTGGATTGGATTGTGCGAAAGATAGTGAGGTAGGAAGATGAAAAAGTTTAAATGGAAAGAATTTAAAAATAAATACAATAAGATTGCGGTGTACTGTAAGACTGAGGAGGAAGCGAAAGACTTCTGCAAGCAGATGCATGAACATGGAATGAAGTGGTGTAACGGAAAAAGTTATTTGAAAAATACAAATTATATGCGCAACGAAGGAACGTGTTATTACGGAAACGGAGAATATTCGACTCGTGATTTTGCGGAAAAGTACAATTATAAAATCTTAAAATGGAGTGATTACATGCAGAAAAAATTTACGAAAGCAGATTTGAGAGACGGGATGGTGGTCGAATATAATGATAACTATTTCGGGAAAAGACTTGTTATAGGCGGCTTTTTGACTGGCGAAGATGGATATGTGGATTTGGGAGACTATAACGAAAACTTAAAAAGTGTGGTAAGCGATTTGGAAATAGTTAGAGTATATAAGATTAAATGCATGGGAAAAATTAGCAGTATCATGGAAGACCACAATCTTGAACTCATCTGGGAGCGCAAAGAACCAAAGAAAATGACAGTGGAAGAAATGCGACAGAAGTTGGAAGAGCTGACAGGAGAGAAAATTGAGGTGACGGCATGTCCAGAGAGAGCATGAAACGTAGAAAGGAGACAGCAGGAGTTATCCGAAAGATTGAAGCGTACACTATGGCAACGAGGAAGCCCTGTGAGACGGCTTTAAAGCAAAAGGGGCATAAAGCCTTTGCCTGTGATTTTAAAGGCGGCGAGAGGGCGAATAAGGATACTGTGGACTACATAGCAGAGAAATACAACATAAAAGAGCGGATCCCGGGAGGTGATTGAGTTGGACAAGAACGTAATCTATGAGTACATGGATGCGAAAGCATTGGTGAAAGAGACGGAAGAAGATATCAGACGGCACAGAAGAAAGATGATCGTACAGGACAAGGTGACAGGCAGCAATCCGGAGTTTCCATACCAGCCGCAGAGCTTTAACATTTCTGGATGCGTAGAGAGTCATGTGAATGTGGATGAGGAAGAAAAACTACTGGAAGAGCGAAAGAGGAATGCGAAGCTGATTAAAGTAAAGGCAGAGCGAGTAATCAATAAAGCTCCGGTGCGGATGCAGAGGATTATCCGGTTCAGGGTCATGCAAGGACTGACGTGGGATGAAGTGGCTGCGAAAATGAAAGGAAATTGCACAGGAGATAGTGCAAGAATGGAATTTCAGAGGTGGATGAAAGAAAAATAAAAGTTTGTTCGTTTTGTTCACATTGTTCGTTTTGAATAATATATAGTATAACATGGAGTCAGAAGAAAGACTCCAAAAGCTTTCCAAACATTCGGAACACCGCCGGACTTCTCCCCTTTCTTGTCTGGCGGTGTTTTTACGCCGTGGTCAGTTGGGACAAGCGGGTTCGATCCCTGCACACGGTTTTGTGATGTAAGGTTTGCGGCTTACCAGCTGGGGGTTGCTGTGGGAGTGCACACCGGCTTTACATCACAAATGGTACCAAAACGCAGATATCCGCAGATCTGCCAGAACAACAAACAAAAAATAGATTCAGCAATCTATATTTAGTGTCAGTACCCGAGCGCGGATAGGGTAAAGGATGTCAATAAAAGGCATCCTACGGGTGTATAGCTCAGTTGGCAGAGCAATCGGCTGTTAACCAATGTGTCGCAGGTTCGAGTCCTGCTATACCCGTTGCGGACTACTGCAAGGTTTCCTCCTTTTTCTTATAAATTTTGATTGTGTATTTGGTTATTTTGGTTTTTGTTGGCATTTGTAATTCTTTCGAGCAGTAGTCCTAAATTCTTGGCATCCAGAGATGGGTGCTTTTTGTTTGGAGGGGAAAATGAAATATACAAACCTAAGAAATTATGAAAATCTACAAAAAGCAATAATGGAAGGGAGCGGAGATTATGATATTCCAGTAATTTTCCCGCAAGAATTTCATGGAGATTGTCAGTTCATCCCTTTTAATGCTGCTAAAACTATCAAAAACAGAAAAGGAAAAGCAGTTCATTTTTTTGTGGATGACTATCAATTCGTAAGATTGTGGTCAAATATCGATGCGTATATTCCGATGCTTCAAGAGTTTGAGTATGTGCTCGCACCGGATTTTAGTTTGTATTCAGATTATCCGAAAGCAATCCAGATCTACAACCATTACCGAAAACACTGGTGTGGCGCTTACATGCAAATGACGGGTATTAAAGTAATCCCTACAATCGCATGGAGTGATAAAGAGTCGTTTAACTGGTGCTTTGACGGAGAGCCAGAAGGTGGAACAGTAGCTGTATCAAGTGTTGGATGCATGAAGAATAAAGATAGCAAGAAGTTATTTATTGACGGATACAAAGAAATGGTTACAAGGCTTCAGCCGGAGACCATTATTTTTTATGGACAAATACCGGATGTGTGTATGGGGAATATTGTTAGAGTAAAAGCATTTGCAGATAAATTCAATGAGGTGAAATGTAATGGGTGGTAGAGGAAGCTCGAGCGGGCTAAGCAGAAAAGGCGGCGGAATGTCGTTTGATACAAGTAAATTGAGCGGAAGCGAAAAACAAAAAGCGTGGGCGAAGGAAATTGTTGATAGTGCTTTCAGGACTGTTAATAACAATATAAGAATAAACACCACAGGAATACGCGGACAAAATGCGCATTCGAAAGAAATGGCAAATAACTACAAAAAGATAGGGCAAGAAATTAAGCAGAAACTTAATACATTTACGAGTGCTTCACAAGTAATAGATATCAGAAGCACAATAAGTTCTAAAAATATCAACGATATGGCGAATAGATGGACTATACAAAACATGAACAAGAAGAATAAAAAATAATGAAAGAGGTGAGTCGGATGGCGAAAGGTAAATATCAGGAATGGCTAGAGCCGGAAGGCTTGCTAAAGATAGAGGGATGGGCGAGAGACGGACTGACAGATGAGCAGATTGCGCAGAATATGGGAATAACCGCGAAAACACTGTACGAATGGAAAAAGAAGTATAGTGAGATTTGTGAGTCCCTAAAAAGAAACAAGGATGTTGCGGATAGGCAGGTGGAGAACGCACTGTTCGAAAATGCGATAAATGGCAATATTACAGCCCAGATCTTTTGGCTGAAGAACCGGAAACCAGACAAGTGGAGAGATAAGCAGGAATACGAGGACAGAACAGCAATTGAAAAGCTTGATGAAATCTTGAAAGGATTGCATGACAATGCAGCTAAGCAAAAAACAGAATGAATACATCATAAACGCAACTCATAGATGGAATATCAAGTCCGGAGCGGTTCGTTCTGGAAAGTCTTTTGTAGATACTGCTTATATCGTCCCGAAAAGAATCCGAGAGAGAGATGGACTCCCTGGCTTAAATGTAATCATGGGTGTCTCCAAAGAATCCATAGAGCGAAACGTACTCCAACCGATGAGGGAAATCTATACCAGTGATCTAATCGGGAACATTAACAACCGGAATGTGGCAAGAGTATGCGGAGAGGATGTCTATTGTCTCGGAGCGGAAAAGGTCAGCCAAGTCGCAAAGATACAGGGAGCATCCATTAAGTACTGCTACGGAGATGAGATCGCAAAATGGAACAAAGAGGTGTTCCAGATGCTGAAATCCCGTCTCGATAAGACGTACTCCTGTTTTGATGGAGCTTGCAACCCAGAACATCCGACGCACTGGCTCAAAGAGTTCATCGACAATGTAGAGCTGGACATCTATCTCCAAAAGTACACCATATTTGATAATCCATTTCTGGATCCAGAATTTGTTAAGCAACTCTGCAAGGAATACGATGGTACAATCTATTATGACCGCCTCATCCTGGGGTTATGGAAAAGGGCTGACGGATCAATCTACAAGAAGTTCGCAGACAATCCGGAAGCGTTCCAGTGCGAAATCGTGGATGAGTTCTCGCAGGAATCAGAGCATAAGCAATTCCGAAAAGAGGATATCACATCAATCGAGATTGGCTTGGACTTTGGTGGTAATCAATCTGGTCACTCATTCGTTGCCAGAGGATATACGGACAACTACAGAGACGTGATTGCTTTAAAATCCAGAAGAGTCATGGCTAAGGATGAAAACGAGGACATCGACAGTAATCGACTGAACAAGCTGTTCTGCGAGTTTGTACAAGAAGTGATAGATGATTACTCTGTGTGCGTGAAGAGTGGAGACTATGTACAGTATTGTAACGTAGAGTCCGTATTCTGGGACAATGCAGAAACCGTCCTTGGTAATTCTATCCGCAATGCCGTGGAAAAGGAATTTCCGTGGATAGCTGTCAAACCAGCAAAGAAAAGACCTATAAACGACAGAATCAGATGCACCGTCAAGCTCATGGGGGCTGGGCGGTTTTTTATTACGAGCGATTGCGAAAGTTTGCAAACGGCTCTTTCTGATGCAGTGTGGGACAAAGAAGTAAAGGACAAAGACGAACGCTTGGACGATGGCAGCACTGACATTGACAGCTTGGATGCGTTTGAGTACACAATCGAACGCGACATGAAATACCTAATTGAAGAGGTGGAAAATGTTTGATGGGATTAAAAGACTTTGGAAAGGAATCATGAGGATGTTTGGATATACAACATTAAAACAGATTATCGGCAAGGATATCGCACTATCCAACGACATGATAGATGCAATCAACAGATGGAGACAGATGTTAAATGGTGATGCAGATTGGATCTCTGACAGCATTGTTTCCCTCGGGATTGAAGATGGAATCTGCCGAGAGTTTGCAGACTGTGCACTTGTGGAAATGGAAACCAATGTAAGTAATGAACGTCTGGACAAGATCTATCAGAAGAATATCGCAAGTCTGAATGAAAACCTACAGGAAGGACTTGCACTGGGGTCGTTTGTCCTGAAGCCACTGGGAGAATCGGCTGCTGAATTTGTTTCTGCCGACAAGATCATCCCGATCAGCTTCGGGGATGACGGAAAGCCGAATGATATCACATTTCTGACCGTAAAAAAGGTTGGGGACGCTGATTATTTCACAAGGCTTGAACGGCACTATTTCATTGACGGGAATCTGACTATAGAAAACAAGTGTTTCCACTCTCAGACAGCGAATGATATCGGTCTTCCATGCAGCCTAGAAGCGGTGGAAGAATGGGAGAATATCCTACCTGGACCGATTACCTATCCCGGCATGAACCGTATGGACTTTGGGTATTACAGAAATCCAATTAAAAATAAAATAGATGGTTCCGCCTGCGGAGTGTCGGTGTACGAGTCGGCAGTTGCACTGATCCGGAAAGCGGATACACAGGGAGCAAGACTTGATTGGGAATACGAATCTGGAGAGCGTGCTATCCATGTGGATAATAGAGCACTTAAGCAAGACAAGGCAACCGGGAAGTTTGGACTTCCGAAACTCAAAAACAAGCTGTACCGTGGAATGAATCTGGATGTCGGGAAAGACCAAGAATTATTAAAGGAATACTCCCCAGAAATGAGGGACGAAGCCTTTAAGCGCGGGTTGGAGGAATACAAGCGCGAGATTGAATTTTCCGTAGGTCTTGCTTATGGAGACCTGTCAGATGCGCAGGAAGTAGCAAAGACAGCCACGGAGATCAAAGCATCGAAGAACAGGAAGTACAACCGAGTAACGGCAATCCAGAACAATCTATATGATTGCTTGGAGGACTTTGCCGCAGGACTTGCATTCTACAACAGTATGCTTAATTCGGGATATGAGTTCTCTTGTAAATTCAACGACTCTATTCTGACCGATGAGGAAACAGAGCGTCAGCAGGATAGACAGGACGTGAGCATGGGGGTTATGTCACACTTGGAATACCGCATGAAATGGTACAACGAGGACGAAGCCACAGCGAAAAAGATGTTGCCAGAGCAGATCGAAGTAATGGAGTAGGTGAACCAATTGAGGGAAGACTACAAAAAGCAGCTATCCGGACAGATCGAGAAGCATTTTCTTGATTTGGAACAGATGATTCTCGAGGACATTGTTCGCCGGATTAAAAAAGCGGGAAAAATCACAAGCACAGCCGACTGGCAGATTAACCGACTACAGATTATTGGGTACTCTTCTGAGGACATCGAAAAGATGATAAAAACCACGCTGAATCTGTCCTATCCGGAAGTGTTTGAGCTGTACGACAAGGTAATCGACTGGGAATATGTCCGTAATAAAGACATCTACGAGCAGGTCAATGCGGAATATATCCCCTACGAGGATAATAAGGAGTTGCAACAGCTCACAGAGGGATTTATCCGGCAGAGCAATGATGAGCTTCGAGACATCACGCAATCGATGGGATTTTATGTGGATTACGGGAATGGAAAACTTGTTATGACGCCGCTGTCTGATATCTACCAAGGATATCTCGACCAAGCTATTACAGGGGTTGTATACGGCACGTTTGACTACAACACTATGATTCGCAAGGTAGTCACGCAACTCACCAACAGCGGACTCAGAAGCATTGATTACGCTTCCGGGTGGCACAACAGAGTTGATGTGGCTGCCAGAAGGGCGGTTATGACAGGAGTGTCGCGGCTTACCGGAAAAATCACGGAAATGAACGCCGAGAAGTTAGGAACAGAACATTTTGAGATTGCGTGGCACGCCGGAGCAAGACCATCACACGCTGTTTGGCAAGGTAAGGTGTGGAGCAAAAAAGAACTTGTCACGGTATGCGGTCTTGGAACAGTCACTGGACTGCTCGGGGCAAACTGTTACCATGAGTATTACCCTTTTGTGAAAGGCGTCTCGGAGCGGAATTGGTCTGATTCTTGGCTTGCAGAGCAGAACCGAAAGGAAAGTATACCTAAGACGTTTAACGGCAAGGAATACACCTTATACGAAGCCAGACAGCAACAGAGGAAAATGGAAACCGCTATGAGGGCACAGAGAGAAAAGGCTGTGCTACTAAAACAGGGCGGAGCTGATCCAGACGATGTGATGCTTGCGAAAGCAAAGTATCAAGGACAACTGGGAGAATACACCAGATTTTGCAAGAAAATGGGTCTACAACAAGAAAGAGAGCGCATCTATTACGATATGCGCGGCAGAGTGGCACCCGTACCAAAACGATTTAGGAGGTTTAGGAAATGAGTAAAGTAAAAGTAATCAGACAGCCGACAGCGGAAGAAACATTGATTTTTGAATTTGAGACAGCATCATCCGAATTTCTGGTTAAGAATTTTACGGATGGTGATATTTACGCATCTCTGGAAAGGGACGCAACAAAAGAACAAAGCGTACTGATTCCGGCACAGACCGCACAGGTATTGCAGTACGGTTCCTACGGTGGTGGAAAGAGCAACATCGTCCAGATCATCCCCACAGCAACAAGCGAAAAAGGAGTAGAAGTGCAATGTTTGAAATGGTAGATGGAACAGGAATCATAGGAGTGGATATGATCTGCCCTCTAGGAGTCTCCGCTCCGCAGCCACCGAATTATGACAGGGTAGAGCTAGAGGGGGCAGGGATGCTGGTACTTCCGAACAGCTTAGATGCGCCGCTTGAGGGGTTGGAGCTTGGTGGTAAGACGGAGCAGGTGCAGACTACTGGAGCGAATCTATTTGACGAAAAGTTACTTTTAGATTTTGATAGCGAAAATTATGATAAAACACAATCAGGAAGCGGATTTTATTATTATAAATTTCCGGTAAACGGTACGGTTACAGCATCTACTAAAAATGCAAATAAAAATGGCGAATATCTGACAGTAGGGATAAAACCGGACGGTAGCGATAAAACATGGCTATCGCACGGATCTGCGGCTATTTCCAAATATAAGACATTGACGCCAGAAGATGGAAACATTTACTTAGGAGTCAATAACAGTCTCGAAAGAGTGAAGAGTATGATACAAAACACTGGCGGAATCATCATTAACGAAGGTTCTGCTGCTAAGCCTTACGAACCCTACACAGGCGGTAAACCATCCCCAAGCCCAGAATATCCGCAGGAAATCAAAAACTCCGGAAAGTGGAATGAGGAGAAACAGAAGTATGAAATCGAAGTTGTTTTAAGCGGCAAAAATCTGCTTGATATTACTGCCTGCGAAGATGGGAAAATATTTGAAGGTAGTGGGAATATTATTAGTGCAGATAACGGTCTCTTAACTGATTTTATACCATGTTTTCCTAATTCGCAGTACAGCAGAAGTCGCACTGGATTTACAGTGGTCGCATTTTATGACTGCGATAAAAATAAGATAGGATTCGAAATTGTTGGAAATGCCACTTTTGTTACACCTGAAAAATGCAGATACTTTAGATATTCGATAAATAAGGTTCAAGTAGACTATAAAAAGTTAGTAGCATGTCCCGGGGATACAGTAATGGATTACGAACCTTATTATCATAAACCTATTTTCTTGAATCTCACATCCGACCGCCCTATCACAAAGTGGGATAAGCTCGTGGAGCAGGGTGGAGAGATTGGGTGGTTGTATGCAGGGGTTGTTATTGACAGATTTGACGGACAATCTAACAAAATAAGTATTGCAAATAAACAGGGAGATGTTCGAAACTTTTCAATTCGATTCGAGAATGTGGCGAATGGAAACGGAAATTCAGATATTTTTGTGGATAAATATAGGGCTGTCCAATTATCATATACCAAAGCAGAATACGGAATCTGTTGCAACTGGAATGACGGAGTTAAATATTTTAGCGCACCAAACGAAAACGTCGCAACAGTCGATGAATTTAAGGCGTGGCTCGTAGAAAATCCGTTAAAAATCGCTTACGAAACTACGAACCCCGAATTCATCCCCCTCCCACAATCCGAACAAAACGCCATCCGAGCATTAAAAACCTACTATCCAACCACAGTCATCACGGTAGACGGAGGAGAACTTGACCCCGATATTAAAGTAACCTATCGAAAGGAGAAGTAATATGAACTACGCAAAAATCATGGAAAACGGAACTGTAAGAATCAGCTCCATCAAGAAAGAGGGCTACAAGCCACTTAAGGAAGAGAAACCAGAGGGATTTAGCAACCTTGTCTTTGTTGGCTACACAGAGACAGAAGAAAATGTAATCAAAGAATACGAGGCTGTCGATGACGGTATGAGCGCCTACGGCAAGCTGCAGAAAGACTTGAAAGCAACACGGGCGGCGCAGGAAGTCACAGACCAAGCGGTGCAGGAACTGATTTTAGCAACAATGGAAGCGGGGGTGTAAATTATGGCACAGTTTTTGGCAAACAGAATCAAAGGTGGACACTTGACAATTGATGATGTACCGGAGAGTTTGAAAGAACAGGTACAGGCGTTACTTTAGGAGATTAGCACATAGAGATATGTATTATTTTTATGCCTTTTTGGTCAGTAGATGAGACCTTAAACAGTCAATTCGTGGTGGATGGTTACACACCTTAAACAACCTAATGCGAAAGGAGAATGGAAACATGAAAACAGAATTTTTAAAAGGACTTGGATTGGAGCAGGATGTCATTGATAAAATCATGGCAGAGAACGGGAAAGACATTGCCGCTGAAAAGGCAAAGACTACCAAAGCAGAGGGGGAGCGTGACAATTATAAGAGTCAGCTTGAGACCACAACGGAATCTTTGGAAAAGTTTAAAGATGTTGACCCAACAGCTATGCAGGGAGAAATTGATAAGCTGAATCAGCAGCTGAAAGACAAGGATGCTGAGTATGCCGCCAAAGAAGCAGATCGCATCTTTTCCGACACGATCAAAGAAGCAATCAAGACAGCCGGGGGACGCAATGAAAAAGCGGTCATGGCTATGCTTGATATTGACGCTTTGAAAGGATCGAAAAACCAGTCTGAGGACATCAAGAAAGCATTGGAAACCGTAAAGGAGTCTGATGCTTATTTATTTGGCTCTGATGAGCCTTTTAAGAACCCAGTAGGAGCAACTGGCGGCTCTGGCACAGGTGGAGATAATTTCTCGGCGATCAGAGCAGCTATGGGGCTTCCGGCAGAAAAATAATTTTGAAAGAATGAGGTAAAAAGATATGACAAATACAATTGCATTAAGAAAAGCATATTCTACTATGCTTGATGAGGTTTATAAACTGGCATCCCTTACAGCCGTATTAGACGGTCCAAACGAACTTGTAAAAGAGGGTGCAAACGCAAATGAAATTTTGATTCCGAAAATGACGATGTCCGGTCTTGCAAATTACAATAAGCAGACAGGATATGTTGCAGGTGACGTGACACTTGAGTACGAGACTAAGAAATGTACTTATGATCGAGGCCGTATGTTCACTGTGGACGCTATGGACAATATCGAGTCTGCAGGTGTTGCCTTCGGACGTCTTTCTGGAGAATTTTTGAGAACACAGGTTGTTCCGGAGCTTGACGCTTGGAGGCTTGCATCTTATGCAGGATACGCACTATCTGCTAATAAAGTGGCAGCAGCGATTGCAGATGCTAAAGCCGGAATTGCAGCAATTAGAAAAGGCAAGACCGCTATTAAAAATGCGGAGGCAAAGCCGGAAACCTGTTATCTGTATATCTCTGCCGCACTCAAAGGGGATATTGAGGACCTTGATACAACGGCATCCAAGAAAGTTCTGGAAGGCTGGGCTGGAGTGATTGAAGTTCCTGAGGGAAGATTTTTCGACAAAGTCACGTTGACAGCATCTGGAGCCGGCGGCTTTACAACAACAGGCGGTAAGAAGATTGATTTCTTGATTGTTGACAAGAATGCAGTAATCCAGAATCAGAAGCACACTGTATCTAAGATCATTACTCCGGAAGTGAATCAGGATGCAGATGCTTGGAAGTTCGGATATCGTACCGTAGGTATCGCAGAGGCGAAAGATAACAAGAAAGTGGCTATCTATGTACATACTGCAGTGGAGTAGAAATAGGAGTTGATGCAAATGAACTTGTATGCGGATTATACATTTTACGTCTCTGAATATAGGGGAAATTTAACAGATGAAGAATTTGATAAATCTGTTATTCCAGCATCAGCTTATGTCCGAAGGATTACCTTCGGGCGCGCTGATGACAATATGGAAATGGAAGAAGTAAAGCTTGCCACCTGCGCTGTCTGCGATTTGATTGCCAATGATGAAAAGGTCAGAAGCAAGCATTCTGGACGTGTGGTCACATCTGAAAACACGGATGGATACTCCGTCAGCTACGAAAGCGGAGGAAATGGAGAAACAACAGACGATCTGCTTAAAAGGAATATATTTGATACATTGTTGCTTTATCTTGAGCCGACCAGACTCTTGTATATGGGGGTAGAATCATGATAACCAACACAGATGCAACACTGTACAGCAGAAAGTACAACTCTGAAACCAGACTGGATGAGTGGGAGCGAGCTTACATACCTGAGGTATGGTGGTATAAAAATGAAAAGTCGCAGATCACGACAGATGGATTAAAGCAAGCGGACACTTACACTGTCAGAATCCCGGATACGAGCGTGAAAATTAAGAAAGATGATTACCTTGTAAAAGGTGATTGCAAGGTTGACATGCAGACGATTAAGGACTTGGATGGACTGGATAAGACCAGAGTCACATCTGTAAACTACAATACTTTTGGCGGCAATCCACATATTAAGGTGGTGGGAATATAATGGCAAAAGGAAAGAAAAAAATCCAGATTGAGACACCGAGAGGTGTAATTTATACGCAAGCAACAAAAGGTGGAAAAGTGACGGCAAGGCTTGACTGGAATCCGAGCTTTAAACCGAATATGGAATCTGGTTTCGCAAGCGCACAGGAGTTTGTTGATTCTGAATGCATCCGGCGTATGAACCCGGAGACTCCAAGACGGACGGGAGCACTGGTTAAGTCAGCGACTCTTGGCACTGTGATTGGCAGTGGTGAGATCAATCAGATTGCGCCTTATGCACGTAGACAGTATTACGAGCATAAGGAAAAATCACGATGGTTTGAGCGCATGAAAAACCGGCACAAAGACTCTATCCTGAAAGGAGCGGCTAAGTATGTCAAATCTCATTGACAGCGTCAGATCATATATTCTCACATGCCCATTTCTGAGTGATGGACGAGTGAACGTGGACTACATTGGAACGGATATGGGGTATTCTGTTGACCCTCTCCCTTGCGACCCAATCATACAGAGATACATGGACGGTGGGTCAAAGAAACAGTTCCAGTTTGCGTTTACGAGCCAAGAAGAGTATGACCAAGACGCACGAATTAACATTGAAAATAGCGGATTTTTCCAGAGTTTTGAAGAGTGGTTGGAACAGCAGAGTTTTAACGACAACCTCCCGAAACTCGGAGAAAAGAAAAGCCCAATATCAATCGAAACTTTAAACAGCGGCTATCTGTACGATATGAATGGCGAAAATGCCAAGTATCGCATAGAGTGCCGCTTAATTTATGCACAGGAGGTATAAGTATGTCAGGAACAGCACCAAAATTAGTAGGCAGACACCTGCGAGTGGCGTTTTTAAACACGGATGCAACAGGTAGTTCGCCAAAATTCGAGAGAATGACCAATTTTACCAGTATGACAAACGGAAAAAATCCAAAAGAGTACTCACGTCAATATGTGGACGAAAGCACCGAAAGATCAGATGTAGTTGGATATGCTCCGGCCACAGAATACTCATTTGACCTGTATACAGGCAATCCGGTACATGATCGCATTGCTGCAATTCATGATGGAGAGAAAGTAGCGGATGACGCGCACGTGGAAGTTGTCACAGTGGATTTTTACAAAAAAAATACGAAAGGCGATAAGTGCTTTGCGACAAAGAGAACTTATGCAGTAATCCCGGATTCTGATGGAGATGGAACAGACGCATTAGTTTACAGCGGATCGCTAAAAGCTGTATCAGAAATCGAGGAAGGATATGTTACAGAGGTGGATATTACATCTAAGACGGTCACTTACACAAAGGGAGATTACATGGGGGAGTAGCTGCCGCCGATTTTAAGGCGGTAAAAAACACAAAAAAAGAATAGGAGAGTGAGCCAATGAGCCAGTGGAAATTTAATAATTTTGAAACAGACATCGATTTTACAGATGCAGATTTTATGGAAAAATTCGAGGACAGCTACGAGAAAATGGTTGTGGAATCCGAGAAAGTCCCGAAAGTTGGTAAAGTATCCGAGATCACGAGAGCGCAATGCAAGGTTTTCGATGATTTTTATGATCGATTATTTGGAAACGGAACGAGCGGAAAAATGTTTCTCGGCAAGAACAGCATGGACATGAGAGTTAAAGCAGCCAATTCTTTGTTTGATCTCCGGAACAGTGAGCAGGCCAGATATGACAGTATGGTTAATAAGTATGTGCCAAACAGAAAAGCCAGGAGAGGGGCGAAGAAGAACCGATGAATCTCTTTTATGAGGAACTTCCGATGTCGGTAATGGTACATGGGAAAGCTGTCAGAATCAGGACGGATTTTCGCGATTATATTCGGCTTCTCGATATGTTAAAAGATAAAAATGTGAAGCCGATGGATAAACTGTTAATTTTGAGAGAGTATTTTCTTGACGACATTGAAATAACGCAATTCTCGATTGACGCATTATGCGACTTTATGAGTGCTGATTTTTCGGACGGAGAAGCCAGTCAAACCGGAACAGGAAGGCAGAAGAATCTTTTTTCCTTTTCTATCGATTACCCCTATATACTATCAGCGTTTTTGCGTGATTACGGGATTGACCTGATTGATATTAAATATCTGCACTGGTGGAAATTCCGGATGCTTTTTGATGGACTTTCGGAGGATAATGAGATCAAAAAAAGAATCATGTACAGAGGGATGAATCTCAATGAAATAAAGGATCCGGAAGAACGAAAACGAATTCGGAAAATGCAGAAAGTTATTGAATTGAAGCAGGAAGAATTGACCGATTTCGATATCGGAGATGCTTTTGCGTAGGTGAAATCATGAGAAAAGAACCAATTTTAGTCCGAGAGTGGATCAGATGCCCTGTATGCGGCTGCAAACTTGCAATCGCAGATAACACGGCCAGAAGTCACGGTATCTATGTAAAATGTCGGACTTGCAAGAAAGAAATAGAAATTAGGAAATAAAGCACTTAAGTGAGCCTATGAGCCTGTGCTATCCATAAAGGAGGGATAGTATGGGTTATGATGGCTCATTAAAATTTGACACGGAAATAAATGAATCTGGATTTAATTCCGGAATTTCCAAACTTGGTGGAATAGCCAAGAAAGGTGCAGGAGTGGCAGTTGCTGCGGTTGGCGCTGTGACGGCTGCGCTTGGAGCTGGTGTTGTAGCTGGAGTAAAATACAATGCATCCATAGAGTCTTATCAGACATCATTTGAGGTTATGACTGGATCTGCGGAAAAAGCCGCGGAAGTAATCGACAAATTGAAGAAAGTGGGAGCAGAAACTCCGTTTGAGCTTCCGGATTTAGCGGACACCACGCAATTGCTAATGAATTACGGCTTTAGCGCAGACGAAGCTATGGACAAAATGATGATGCTTGGTGATATCTCGCAAGGCTCAGCTGATAAGATGTCCAGAATTGCCACTGCTTACGGACAGATGTCCTCTGCTGGTAAAGTATCACTGGAAGATGTAAAGCAGATGATCGAAGCTGGATTTAACCCATTGCAGGAGATTTCCGAGAGTACAGGGGAGTCAATGGCATCCTTGTATGACAGGATCAGCAAAGGGACAATCTCTGTGGATGAGATTACCGCCTCCATGCAGAGAGCAACATCTGAGGGCGGTAAGTATTTCCAAAGCATGGAGAAGCAAAGCCAGACTTTTAGCGGTCTGATCTCCACATTAAAGGACAACGCGCAACAGCTCTTAGGTGAAATTGTTAAGCCTATATCTGATGGACTGACGGAATCGTTATTACCTGCGGCGATCAGTGCGATTGAGCAGCTTACGCAAGGATTTGAGGAAAATGGCGTTTCCGGTATGATTCAGGCTGCCGGAAACATTGTAAATGGACTGTTTACCGGAATAATTGAAAATGCTCCGTTGCTTATTTCTATTGGAATGGAACTGTTGAACCAGTTTTTGCTTGGAATTGCAACTGGGATTCCGACACTGCTCACCAAAGGCTTTGAGATTGTAACACAACTTACTCTTGGCATCCTGCAAAACCTCCCACAGTTGATTACGCAGGGAGCGGCGGTAATTACAAATTTTGTAAATGGACTCTTGTCATCACTTCCGTCAGTATTGCAATCCGGTGTCCAGATGATTTTACGCCTTGTGGATGGAATTATAAACAATCTACCGGCTATCGTATCAGCTGCAGCTCAGGCGATAGCACGTTTTATAGCAAGCATTGCAAGTAATCTTCCACAGATTTTATCCACAGGAATTAAAATTATCGGAGAGTTAGCCTCTGGTTTGATTCGAGCAATACCGAACCTGGTTGGGAAAATACCACAGATCATCTCTGCGATAAAAGATGCTTTTTTGAGTGTAGATTGGCTCAGCGTTGGGGTTAACATCATAAAGGGCATTGCATCCGGTGTCGCTTCTGCGGCTGGACAGCTAGTAGATGCCGCTGTGAGCGCTGCTACAGATGCCCTGAATTGGGTTAAAAGCAAACTTGGGATCCATTCCCCATCCCGTGTGTTTAGGGATCAGGTCGGGAAAAACATGGCTCTCGGTATCGGGGTTGGATTTGAGGATAATATCCCGTACAAAGACATGGAAAAACAGGCAAACAAGATGGTGTCTCGGATACAGGGAGCTGCTCTTGGTGTTACAACGTCTGCAAGCCCGACAGCAAGTGGATATGTCGCTTCCAGATCGGCGGTCAGAACGACAGATAATAGCGATCTGATCTACGCAGTAGATCGATTATCCAGACTCGCAAACCGGCCGCTTGAAATTATCAATAAAATTGATTCTGTTGAGACGTCCAGAGTACTTGCGACACCAATGGAAAAACAAATAGAAAAGAATTCAAGTTTTCGGAAGATGTTAGGAGGAGACAGAGATTGAGTTTATCTGTAAAATTCAATGATCAGGAACTCGGGCGATACTTAAGTGTATTGTCCGGGTTCTCTCCGTTTAGCGGAGTAAATAGAGAGTCAGAACTCCTTGACGGAGCAGAAAGTGCAAAAGGAGAGGATTTTGGCTATATAACATATAAATCAAAGACACTTGAAATGCCATTTGAAATTAAAGGTGATATCTTGGCAAGCTATGATGCGATCCAGAAGATCCTAAACGTCACAGAGCCGAAAAGGCTTGTGTTTGGGAATTATCCGGATCGCTATTTCTATGCTGTCCCTGACGGCAATTTTGATATAACACAGGTTGCAATGTTTGGAAAAGGCACAATCACATGGCTCATCCCTGATGGGGTAGCGTACTCTGTCGGCGAATTTGAATTTGATGGTGTACAGCAAGACGGATACCAGACCATCACCATCCAAAACAACGGCACCGAATGGGCAGACGTGGATTATGAGATCACGCACCAGCACGAAAACGGGTTTATTGGATTGGTAAGCCAGTATGGAGTGATCCAGCTCGGCAAGCAAGAAGAGGCGGACGGAGAGAATTACGAAGCATCTGAAGAACTGTTTAACGGTTACAGTCTGTTTCAAGACGATCACGGTACCTCTTATCAGAATCCGGAAAACACCACACAGGGAACGCTCGAAGTCAAGAATGTTGCCGGATATAACGTCATGGCATTAAAAGGTGGACAGGCAACATCCGGATACTGGAACGGTGGAATGAAAACCCTTACTATCCCGGTGGACAGCGAGGGCAGACGTGGAGCGAAGAACTTTTACTGTTACACCCAGCACTGGTTCGAGACTGGATTGATGGGACAGACGGGAGCACAGACTATTGCGTTTCTTACAGGGAAAAATGAAGTGATCTGCTCCATGTCTATTAACAAGAGTGATGCCACAGGTAATACGGCGCGTATCGAGTGGTTTGCCCCAGGGAACACCTTGCTCAGACGGGAAGAGTTCCAGCCGACAGCCTACGAGGGCAATCCGTTTAACCTAAAAATGGGATGCCACAACGACTTTTTAAAAGAGGGAGAAAAGCTGCGGATTTTCTGGTATGGAAGTTATATGGAGCGAAACATACCAGAGATTAAGGATATGGAATGCGAAAAAATCCAGATCTGGATCGGGCAGTGGGGAGACAGAAACCTCACAAACCAGTACGTCACGCACAATTATTTAAAAAGCATCCGATTCCGGAAAGACAATGTTGATAAGTATAAGGATGTGCCGAACCGGTATCGCGCCGGAGATGTGGTGTCTATAGACGGAGAGAGTACAAAGGTCTATGTAAACGGGATGCCGGCAAAAGGAGATGAGATTAATGGATCCAATTATCCGAAAGTCCCGCCTGGAACAACGGAAGTGCAGTTCTGCTACTCTTCCTTTTCCTCTCCGCCGCCACAGATTAAAGCCAAAATAAGGGAGGTTTATTTGTGATGGAATATGTAAGGATTGCCATTTTAAGTGCAAATAACACACCGGTAGCATTTATGGACAACGCACACAAAAAATCTATGCATTACTGGGATGATGAGCTACACGAATATTTACAGGGAGCAGCGAACACATACACCTTTACAGTTAATGCCAAACATCCAGACGCAGAACATATTACAGTCGGAAACAAGGTGGCATTTACTTACAAAGGCAGATCATACTACTTAAACATTGTAAATACAGACCAAACAGAGCAGACGATTACTGCCACGGCATGGTCGCTGTCGTTTGAGCTTATTAACGAGGATGCTGGAGAATACAAAGCTGGAAAAGCCATGAGTTTTGAAGAGTACCTTGCCGTTTTTGACGCGGAGAGGACACTAAAATTGGGGCTAAATGAGGTATCGGACAAACGGATCACCAACGAATGGACAGGTACAACGTCCGTATTAAAGAGATTATTCTCCCTGGCTAATGTCTTTTCTGCGGAGATCGAATTTGAGACAGTACTGAACAGAGACTACTCTTTAAAAGAGATTGTCCTAAATGTATATCGGAAACACTCCGATACGGACAGCGGAGTCGGAGAATACCGGAATGACATTGTACTGCGGTACGGGAAAGGAATTACCGGAATTCGAAAAACCACAGATGCCGAGAAGCTTTACACCTGCATCCAGCCGACCGGAAAGGACGGTCTGACAATCAATGGTCTTGACAAGAAAGAATACGATGAAAACGGCAATATCGAGTACTTTACAGACGGTGCGATCATCCGCGCACCACAGGCAAGGGACCGGTTCCCATCCAACATCGTAAATAAGGCTGATGCTTATATCCTGATGCGTAAAGAGTACGATACAGACAGCAAGGACAAGCTGTACAGCATGGCATTATCTGACCTCAAGACCGCATCCGAGCCAGTAGTAACCTACGAGGTGGACGGATATTTTGACACCAACATCGGGGATACGGTAAGGATGCAGGATCAGGAGTGGACACCAGTCCTTTATCTACAGGCAAGAGTATCAGAACAGATCAGGAGTCTTACCAATCCAAAAACTGCAAAGACGGTATTTACAAACTACAAAGAGCTTACATCCGAAATATCCGACGATCTCATCAAAAGGATGCAGGACTTGATTTCAAAAAATAAAGTCTACACCTGTTCCATCTCTACAAACAACGGCATTATCTTTAAAAACGGCATCGGCAGCACTACACTGACTGCCTACGCTTACAACAACGGTGTGGATGTGTCTGGAAATCTGGAAATCCGGTGGAGTAAAGATGGGACAGAGTTTTATGTAGGTAGGAGCGTGACAGTAAATGCAGAGGATGTGGATACCAAGGCGGTGTACTCTTTCGTGGCAACTGAAAATGGAATCCGGCGTGGATATTATGAGGTAACAATCACCAAGGTGGACGATGGAGCACCAGGAGAACCGGGAAAAAACGGAGATGACGGAAAAGACGGCGTAGGAATCGAGAGTGTGACCAAGTATTATCTGGCATCCGAAAAAAGCACAGGAATCACGGTATCCTCTCCGGGATGGACGGACACGAAGCAAGACATGACCGAAACCAAGAAAAACCTATGGAGCTACGACCTTATCCGGTACACCAATAGCACGGAAACCAAGACCACACCTGTGATTATCGGTGTACGTGGAGACAACGGAGAGACAGGGGATAGTGGAATTATCATATCTCCCACACCCCCGGAAAATCCAAAAGTTGGACAGCTCTGGCAGACAGCAAGTGGAGAGCCGATTAAAAGATGGGATGGAAGTAGGTGGGTGATCCATTATATTTCTGTTGATAACTTAAACGCACAGACTTTAAGTGCGATAGCGGCAGATCTTGGAACTGTAACTGCCGGACTTATTAAGGATAAGAATGGAACAATGCTTATCGATGTTACATCCGGAAAGATTATTAGCAAGAAAATCGTGCAAGGAGCAGTGGAAAATGTTGCGTCATTGAGTAATGCGTATTTGACTTTCTCTGGTAAGGCTCCGACAATAGATCGAGCTACTATGAGCGTGAACTTGCAAAACATCATGTTTACAAATGAAAATACGAGAAAAGCAACGACAATCCAGTTTGAGGATGAAATGATATATGCAAGAAATTCTGTATCCCCACGTATAAGCATATATGCGTATCGCAATTACGACTCCGGCACCGTGAAAGGTCCATATACAAGCACAAACTCCGCTAATAACATCCGTGTGGAACTAAAAAGAAGAGGATGTATGGTAACATGCAAGATCACAATGATTGCACAATTTCCGGGAAGTGGCGAATACGGGCCATTCAACGAAGTGAAAATTCCAGTAGGATATCGACCGGTTATGGATTTCTTTGCTCCCTATAGTGAAGTTTCAGGACCTAACATATTTGGAACGGGAAGATACGGCATAGGAAAAGATGGGGGGATCAAGATTTATGTGGAGAATGCCGCATGGACAGAACGCCACGCAACGTTCGCGTGGATTACAGATGATTGATTAAAGGAGCGAATATGGAGATTAGAGCAAGACCGTGATGGTCTTATTTTTATACTTTAAAATCAGAAAGGAAAGTGAGGATATGAAGAAAATGGAGCAGTTGGCAAATGTAAAAGCGTTTTTATGCATGGTATTCGGAGCTATTGCAGGAGGTTTCGTAAACCTGATCGGAGGATGGTCTGAGGACTTGACTACATTACTCATTTTTATGGGTGCAGACTTTGTTCTTGGATTGCTGATCGCTGCCTTTTGGAAAAAGAGCAACAAATCGGAGAACGGTGCGCTAAGCAGCTACTCAGCGTGGAAAGGTCTGTGCAGAAAAGGGGTATCCCTACTTATCGTACTTATTGCATATCGGTTGGATGTCACTCTCGGCGTAGACTACATCCGTACAGCCGTAGTACTGGCATTTATAGCAAATGAGGGTATCTCGATTTTGGAAAATGTTGGAATTATGGGTGTGAAATATCCGGAAGCGTTAAAAAAAGCACTGGATGTTTTAACAAATAAATCACAGGAGCAGGAGGGCGAGTAATCGTCCTCTTTTATTGTGCGACATCGCACGGAGGAGGTGAGATCATGAGCGAACAGAACGAATTCGGCAGAGTATCCGCAGAGGAACTGGAAAAAGCATTTGAAACAGAAGAGCAGGAGGAACAGGAGTAATGAGTATCTGTAGAGGAATTGCCGGCAGGAGAGGTAAAAATCCTGTCGGTATTTTTATTCATAATGGGGCAGACGGTCAGAATGCTACGACAGCGTATTACAGGAATTACTTACAAAACGCAAACTTGGAAAACGGATTTGCTCACTACTATGTGTGTAACGATGGAATTCTGCAAGCAGAGGATGATTCTAACTGTGCTTGGCATTGCGGGGATACAAACGGAAACGTTAATTTTTTAGGTGTAGAGGTCTGCCAGAGCATGGGGGACTTGGATACCTTTAAGGCGAACGAAGAAAAAGCACTACAGTTGGCAGCGCAGAAATGTAAGCAATACGGAATCGTACCAAGTGAAAGCACAATCATGTTACATCAGGAGGTGTACGCAACAGCTTGTCCGCACAGATCAGTGGAGATTCACGGTGGTGCGACAGCGACAAAAACGTATTTTATTAAACGTATCAGCGAACTGATGAATGGAAATCAAGTCGCAACAGCAGAGCAGAAAGGAGAAAATGAAGATATGCAGTGTATGTTTACAGTAGAAGGAAAAGGATGTGTTTATTGGATGCATGATGGAGTTGTGACAGCTTTAGCACATCCAGACGAGTTAAAAATCATTCAGCAGGTCTATAAGGATAACTTTGGGCATGATATGCCATGCTACAGTTGGGGCAAAAATGCACCATGGCATGTGAGACTGATGAACCCATTGTATCGTGAACCGGTTAAATCTATTTAATAAAAATCCCCTCGGAGATTAGCTCTCTGAGGGGAAAGCTTTACAATTGTTAGATAAATTCTCTGGATGTATTTACATATCCGGGAAAATGTGGTATTGTAAAGATGTCCAATACAGATGATGCTCTGTATTGTGGAAACTGAGCAAATCACAGTTTCGCGGATTGAAATATTAGAAGTAGCTTTAAATAGCTAAAAGATAGGGATAGGCTTAATGCTTATCCTTTTCTTTTTATCTGATCAATTCCCGTACATCGCATTCCAGCGCATCTGCCAGAGCAATTGCGTTCCTGAGCATCATTTTTCCGGTATCGTACTCTCCGTACTCGTATTTCTGTATCTGCCGAATGTTAATACCAGTCTTATTGGCAAGTTCTTGTTGCGTTAGCCCTGTAGCCTTTCTTAATCTTTGCACGCTGCTTAAATGTTCCCTCATTCTATTCACCCCTCTTTCTCCCATCACTATAGCAATCATAAAAACTATCTACTAATTCGGCAATCTCTTCCGGTGATAACTTATCGGTGATTTCTTGCGGCACTCTATTATAATTTTCGGCAAACGTACAACCGTATTTTCCGATTTTAGATAATTTCTTAACCATTTCCAGCTTATACATGCGTCCAAGCTCTTCAGTTGTAATTTCCCCAGATTTAACTGCCTCCCTTCCTTCTCTCGTTAAAATCTTCATTGCTTCTTCTTTTTTAATTGTTCCGATTCCATTGATTTTCATTTTTCTACCTCTTTCTCCCCGTAGCCGATAGGTCAGCATATACATCACTTGCGTCTTGCTACAATGTCTTTCTTGTAATTATTTTCCGTAAACTTCACTTAAAATTCTTCTGCACATTGTATTGCGTTCGTGTTTAAGATCAAACATAAGTCTCTGGTAGTATTTCATGTAAGCTGTTTCATTGTTCCACTTCAGCAGATCAATTACGAGTCTGGCATCAGATTCGGAAAGGATTCTGTTGTATTCTTCCTTGCGAGATTCCCACATGCTCACGCTTTCCGGATATTTTGCCTTGCACTCTGCGATCAGAGCATCAAACTGCTCGTTCATTTTTTTGATCAGATCGTTTGCAAAACTGATCTGTTTCTCTGTTCCTGTCATTTTTGTTCCTCCCATTTTCGCTTCTTTCCATGCTTTCTTTAAAGCTTCGGAGATTCCGAAGGATGTTTTCTTTACCAGTTCCCATGCTCTTTTCATAATTTTTGATAAGTTGTATTTTTTCATTTTTCGTATCTCCTTTGCTTTATCTTATGGCCTTATTATACGTCTTATAAGGCGTAAAGTCAATAGGAAAATGAAAAGTTTTTAAAATATTTTTATGATATAATGGAATAAATGGAGGGGATAGATATGGAATATCAAATCTACGAATCTTACGATACGTTTTTACTATACCAAGAATTTATGGAGATACCGGGAAATTCTTTCAAATTCCGGCTGCCAGAAGGTATGACTCTGACAACCGAAATGATGCACACCTTTTTACGGGCGGCGTATATGAGTGTTGGACGGATGGAGTTGCCGTCCTGAGAATATTGTATCATTTATTTTGTACTAATTATACTGCTCCAAATCCTGTGACGAGTTCCAGTTCAATGCCCTCTTTCCGGAAATAATCTTTTTCAATGGCAACATACATAGGGGCATAGAAAATTGAGTGTGCAACTTCATTTAAGGTGAGTTTTGTCAATTCCTCTTTGGAAGAATCCGGATTGCCGCCGGTCGGGGTACTGTTGTTTGAAGAGTGGCATCCCGTAAGCAGGATCATGGATGCGGCAAGAAGAAATGTGAGAATTCTTTTTTTCATAAGCACTCCATAGTTTTTAAAGATGTTACTAAAAGTATATGCCGGAAAAAAAGAAGCGTGAAAAAAACCGGTCTGAATGAAATCAGACCGGCATAAAATTATAATTTAAAATTAGTAGTTATCGTGATCCTCTTCGAATGGATCATCATAATCATCAAAGTCTTCGTCTTCCTCAGTGTCACGTCTGGACAAGATCGTCAGGATCAGGAAGATCACTGCAAGTACAACACATGCGATCGCACTGTATAAGAGCATCTTGTCATCACCATGTTTCAGGAAACCGATCACGCTGCATCCGATATAAAAGAGCATCGGGAGCAGGAATGCAAAAATCGTATTGCTCTTCTGAAGAATGAGAAGAAGCAGTCCGGAGATCAGCATGCAAAGTGCCATGATGACATAGAAAGTACCAATGTTGGAATTACTTCCGGAGGTAATGCTGTCCAGTCCGCTGATCACTCCTTTGTATGTAAAGAAACCAAACGCTACGATAGAAAGAAGTCCGAAAATCACACGGAGTACCCGGAATCTTGGAGTGATGTAATCATCCTCATATTCTTCCTCGTCTTCGATTTCTTCCGGTTCTTCTACTGGCTTCGGCGCCGGCTTGCGTTTGTGTACAGACTTTCTGTCCGGATCAGATGCAAGCATATCCTCGTAACTTTTTTTCACTGCACGTTCACGTTTTGCACGTACTTTTTCAGAAGGAATATTACCGTAACGCTGCCCTTCTTCGGAAGGTTCCTGTTTGAATTCTTCCGGAACAGAAATCACTCTTGTTTTTGAATCTGCAGGAGCCGGGCGTTTTTTCTTAGGTACAGCATCAGAAGCTTCGGAATCAGGACGTTTTTTCCGAGGCGCTTCTTCAGAATGATCAGAGACCGGACGTTTCTTTTTCGGTCTTTCGGAATGCTCAGAAACAGGTCTTTCGGAAGCTGGACGCTTCTTTTTCTGTACAGGCTGTTTTGGCTCGTCTGTGTGCTCAGCGATTTTCTTTTGTTCTGTTGCTTTTGTTTCTTCTGTTTTTTCTACAGGTGCTTTTGGCGCCTCCTGCTTTGGAGCTGCTTCTGTATGTTTTGCTACAGAAGCAGCCGGTTTAGGAGCCGATTTTTTTGCACGTTGTTTGTCAAGATTCCATTGTTTTTTGCAGTCTTTGCAGATTGCGTATTCGTTTAAAACCGGATTGCCATTTTCATCAACCCCTACTTGCTTTTTCTGTAAAATGACATCCTTTCCACATTTTGGGCATTTCATTATTTATATCTCTCCTTTGTATCACTTGTTGTGACTCGTTTTACCTACGATAAAGACATTATAGCATTTTGTTTGACGAAGAACAACGTTTTTTGTCAAATTATCGTGATTGGAGAGTGGGTGTGTTACTGAACAGTAACCGGGTGTGCTCCCTCTATGATTTTGGTTTGACGAGTGGAGTCTGATATTGATAAACATCATTGTAGGCATCAAGCTCGTCCTCGGATTCGGGCAGCGCCGGGATCAGTCCGGTGCAGTCTGTGGAGGAAGCGGCATTTTTTAAATAATCATAATGGTCAATCAGTTCTTGATTTTTTTTCATTTCTTTTTGTGTTTCTTTATCCAA